TCGGCTGCTAAGCTCTTTTGCGTCTCTTAATGCCATGCTCAAGGTAAAACTTGGGCGACCAGCTTTGAAACACATACTTAGTATGGTTTCTCTGCTGGGACGGAGAGTTAACCTATCAGTCGTTAAAGTTTGCCTTACCACACTGGCTACCCTTTATAACCTGCGGAAGCGGGGGGGTAATACCTTTTTAGTCCTATACTTAAAAGGCTGTTACTCCCTTCTTCAGCAATATATTGGGGGTCAGAGACTACACGATCTTACTCCATTCGGAGCAAGAATCGGTCGGACCCATAGTGGGTGCCCTTCAATAATCCCGGCTATTCATCGCCGTGCGATTCGTCAGGGGGACGAGTGGACAATTAGGTTTTGGTTGACTATCTTTTCACTCTACCGAGTGTTGGATTGTCCTCCAAAGTTAAAGGTCAACTCTATCTCTGACGGAACGACAATGGATCCCCAACTGATCTATGAATTTAGTCAATTCATAGGTACTCATTTCCTACCTTCTCTTAAGCGCTTCCCTAAAGCTCTTATGGGAAGGGTCAGGGGTGGGGATTGGTCTCCATTATCGTTCATGAAGGGTCTCAAAGCCTTACCCTTTATGATTTCTAAGAGTTCTCCAGCTGTTCGAGGTGGAAACGTGCCCGGAGGGGCCCAGGCGACATCGCCTGCTGCTCTTCTTGCTAGTGCCCATGCGTGGTGGATCTCTCCGCTCTTTCCGTTGTTACGGAATTGGTGTGAGATGACCAACTCGTTATGGGTTATTAACAGGATTGAGCAGTGGGGTCAGAGACTATGGGTATGGGAGGATTCCCTTCCCTTAGCCCCTGACTCTCCTGGGTGTCCCTTCGAAGCAACGAACCATCTCGGTCGGCTTGGGTTCAAAGAGGAACCAGCGGGGAAGGTTAGAGTGTTTGCTATGGTGGATCCATTTACTCAATGGCTCTTCGATAAGCTACATCGGCGTATCTTTGAGCTATTGTCCTTAATTCCTCAAGACGGTACCTTCGATCAGGTACAGCCGATATATCGTCTGTTTGAATGGAAAAAGAAGAAAGAATTAACAACTCGTTCTTCGATCTCCCTTCACTCTTTCGACCTATCGTCTGCAACCGATCGGATACCTATCGTCTTACAGAAGGTTCTTCTGTCTCCCTACTTAACAAGTTGGGGGGCTGAATTATGGGCATCCCTATTGATTGGTCGGGAATATCATTGTGGGAAAAACTATGTTACTATGATAAAAGGGAAGAAAATTTCCATCCCTATATCTAGTACTGGCTATCTCATATATGGTACCGGTCAACCAATGGGAGCATTGAGTTCATGGGCGATGTTGGCATTCATCCATCATGCGTTCGTTCAGTGGTCTGCCTTCTTGGCAGGTAAGGTAAAACTAGGTTCAGGTTGGTTCGCAGGCTACGCCATCTTGGGAGATGATGTAGTCATAGCGAGTCAGTCTGTAGCCAAGCAATACGCGGCTTTAATGTCACGTATGGGGGTAGGAATCGGGGCTCATAAGTCTATGAGTTCCGGTTCTGGCCTCGCTCTAGAATTTGCGAAACGTACCTTCTATGGGGGGAAGGACGTTTCGGGAATTTCCTTCCGGGAGTTCGTGATAGGCCGACAATCCTTTGCCGGTCTTCTCGAGCTTATCCGGAAGTACTCCTTAACCCTAGGACAGACGATGTCGGTCCTGGGTTATGGGTTTAGAGCGAAAGCCAATATCTCCAAACGTTTGACACTATTGCCAAAACGGTTGCGTAACTACATTCTGGCTTACTATGGTCCCTTAGGCCCTGCCTATCGAGGACTGGCGTTTTGGCTGCCGATGAAATCGGTTGCCGGGCGCTATGCCTCAGTAGTCGACAGGGTCGAAGTTCTCACTTGGCAGTTCTTTAAGGAAGAGATTTCGTCTCTCCTTTCAAAGCTAGACGATTTGCAGCCTTTGTTAGAGGAGGCAAAGCGTCTAGGAACAGTCAAGCGAGACCGGGAGCATTATATGTCTCGGGAGGTTTCTAATAAAGCTGCCCGGGTTAAGGATCTTCCGTCCCCTGTGGAAGGGGGGCGGACCGATTCCCACCCTGGGATCGAGCGTACAACCCCGTTGTACATTATCGATTCTCTTAATGAGACAGTGTATAGAGAAACTTTTCTCGACACATATATTGCTGCGAGGGACCTACGGACCAAACTAGAAGAAATGACTCTAGACTCCCTAGACTGGGGTACTCTAGAGTCACTCTGGGCGGAGGTTCGAGAAATCGAGTCTCTTCTCGGGTCGCTACCGCTTCCTCGGAATATTCATAAGCCGATTCGAGATAATATCTCGAAGGAGCAGATGGGTATACTGAAGAAGTGGTACCGATATTCTGGCCTGTTCAGACGATCTGATAACCCACCTCTAGAGAGTTAGAGAAGTGATTCTCTAACTCGGGGTCGGTATCAGGCCATTGGCAACTTTGTGATGCCCGGGGTAAGACCTTTGGGATGTGTGTGTTACCTCCGTCCGTAGCGCACCCTTAGGCTCCCAGTAACTTCTGAG